ATGCTACTCACTAGCAAAGAGCTTGTCTGGATAGCAGCCAACAGACCCTGGTGGCCACAAGAAGGCCCACAAACCCAAGCAATGGACTCAGAAGCCGACATGCTCCTCTACGGCGGTGCAGCTGGAGGCGGGAAGACAGCATTGGCGGTAGGACTGGCAGTTACCAAACACAGGGAAACACTCTTTGTCAGGCGTGAGGCTACCCAGCTTGGCGGTGTTATCGACTATATGGGTGAGGTGGTAGGCAGTACTGACGGGCTAAACAAGACAGACAAGGTTTGGCAGATACCTGAGTGGGACGGCATCTCACGTAAGGTAGTACTGGGATCATGCCCAAACCCAGGTGACTCAACAAAGTATCAGGGACGTGCCAGAGACTTACTGGTGGTTGATGAAGCCGCTAATATGCTGGAGGCTGAGGTACAGTTTCTCAAAGGCTGGGTAAGGTCCACCGTCCCAGGCCAACGATGCCGGACATTGTTATGCTCTAACCCACCGACAACGGCAGAGGGCGCATGGCTAACCCAGTGGTTTGCACCGTGGATAGATCCTCACCACCCAAACCCAGCTAAACATGGCGAGATACGCTGGTACGCCACCATTGACGGTGCAGAGGAGGAGTGGCCTGACGGTAATACGTTTATTCACGGTGGTGAGAGGGTTATTCCACAGTCAAGGAGCTTCATCCCAGCAAAGGTATCAGACAATGAATATCTGAGGGACACAGGCTACCTCGCCACACTCCAGGCACTACCAGAGCCGCTCAGATCACAAATGCTTTATGGTGACTTCACCGCAGGCCGCGAAGATGACCAGTGGCAGGTAATACCCAGCGAGTGGATACGCATAGCCCAGCAGCGATGGTGTGAAAAGCCATATGAGCCTGATCGAGTGACCAGTGTGGGCGTTGATCCATCACGAGGAGGCAGGGACCAGACTATTATCGCATCAAGGGAGGGTTGGCATTTCCATGAGCTACACGAGTGGGATGGCGAGGAGATGTCAACAGGTGGTGCAGTTGCCCGTGAGGTGGTTAACCTGGTTGGCACGAGTGCTTGCCCTGTCCATGTGGATGTTATTGGGATTGGTGCTTCTGTTCTGGATCATCTTGATATGCTTATCGGGTCAAGGGCTGTTGGTGTTAACTCATCTAACAAGTCAAATGACAGGGACTGGTCGGGTAACCTGAAGATGGCAAACAAAAGGGCAGAGCTATGGTGGTCATTCCGTGACCTGCTAAACCCTGAGAATGGACACAAGCTAGCACTACCACCTGACTCCGGCTTGTTTGCTGATCTATGTGCGCCCACATACACACTAAAGCCTACCGGCATCCAGATTGAGCCAAAGGAGCACATTGTCAAGCGGCTCGGTAGAAGTCCAGACAAGGGCGATGCTGTGGTATATTGTGCAGAACGCACACCGTTATTGCATATTCTTGGCAAAAAGGGTGACAATACAGCACCGAGGTTCCGTATCAAGGGCGGTTTGAATGAATAACCAAGAGTTTGTTAAGCGATTTGAGCAGGTTAAGTCTGACCGCACCACAGTGCAGTCTATCTGGGACGTTATCGAGACATTTGTCACGCCTTATCGTGGTCGCATGTTTAAAGACCAGCGTAATGAGCATTCAATAGAGTGGGATAAGCGTGATGTATACGACTCCACAGCTGTTATGGCTCACCAGAAGTTGGCTGCAAGTATCCACGGAGCACTGACATCGCCCTCTATCCGCTGGTTTGATCTGCGGTTCAGGGATGAGAAGCTGAATAAGAATAGCGAGGCAAAGCGATGGCTTGAGTCAGCATCTGAGCGTTGTTATTACGAGCTTCAGGACAGTAACTTCAACCTCGAGATTAACGAGGTGTACCAGGATCTTTGTGGTCCAGCCACTGCGTTCCTTACTCTTGAGGAGGCACCGGGTCCATCTGGTAACTGGAATGGGCTAAACTTTGCCAGCGTCCCGCTCAAGGAGGGATACTTCGAGACAGACTGGCGAGGCACGATACTGAGGTTTTATCGCCTGTTGTCGTGGACACCAGCACAGATCATCAGCCGCTTTGGTGATGAGGTACCGCAGTCCATCAAGGATGCAGAGGAGAAGGGTGCAACTGATAAGCGTGAGGTATTGTTTGTCATCTACCCGCGAGGTAACCGTATTGTCCCGGTTGGCCAGAAGGCGTCACCCTCAAAACGGTCCATTGCTTACAGGTACATGCTCAGGGATACAGCTGAGGAACTTGGGAAAGAAGGTGGATACTACGAAATGCCAGCCTATGCTGCCCGGTGGCGCACTACGTCAGAGTCTATATGGGGCAATGGCCCTGCCCACGTTGCTATTGCTGACATCCTGAGCCTGAATGAGGCCCGGAAGATGCAGCTTAAAGCTAGCGAGAAGCTGATTGATCCGCCTATCTTCGCAGAGGAGAGGGCGCTTCTCTCCGATCTTAACCTTGCGGCGGCATCTTTAAGCGTTGTCCGTGACATTGATGGCGTTAAGCCGTTTGAGACTCACGGCTCTATTGCTACCTCTGACGCTATGGTTGAGCAACTACAGCGAGCGGTTAAGGAGTACTTCTTTACTGATGCCCTCGCCCTCCCTGCTCCACAAGCCCAGCCTATGACTGCGTTTGAGGTACAGAAGCGGTATGAGGAGATACAGCGGTTTATGGGTCCAACCCTATCGCGCCTGATTAACGACATTCTTGATCCTACCTTATCGCGGGTATTCAGGATGCTGTGGCGTGAGGGACAGCTTGATGAGCCGCCACAGGTTGTAGTTGATGCTCAGGCACAGTTTGACGTTGTTTATCTCGGTGCATTGTCCCGGGCACAGCGTGTTGATGAGGCTACATCCATTGATCGATGGGTGAATTCAGCGGCTGTGATGGGTGAGGCCTTCCCTGATGGGCTGGATATTGTCGATATTGATGAGGCACTACGTCATTCAGGGCGCAGCCTTAACGTCCCAGCCACGATTATCCGTAGTGAGACTGAGGTTAAGAAGATCAGGGATGAGCGTCAGGCCAAGCAACGGGCTATGGAGGAGGCCGCTATCGCCCAGGCACAGGGTGATGCAGCCCAGTCAGTGGCAGCGGGTGAGCAGGCAGTAGGAGAGACAGGAGAGGCACAATGAAAGCATCGCGTGATGAAGGGCTGGCTGAGTGGCGGGAGAAGGTATTCCAGAAGGGCAAGCTATACCGTGAGGTGTTTAATACAGCCGCTGGTAAGAAGGTTCTCAAGGAGCTATCCGATCTGTACATCAAGCCGGACATGTTTGACACTGACTCACTCAAGATGGCACGTAATGTGGGACAGCACGACCTGGTTAAATTCATAGTTGATATGGTGGAAATAGAAAATGACAGATGAAAACTGGCACGATAGTTTACCTGATGACCTGAAGACTGCACCGATATTCAAGCCCTCCGATGATGGCACGGTAAAGAGTGTTGAGCAGGTAGTAGCAGACCTTACCAACCTCACCCAGGTTGCAGGCAACAGCCTTAGAATGCCCGGCCCTGACGCTGGAGCTGATGATATTGCCACGTTTCAAGCAAGGGTGATGGAGAAGGTTCCCGGGTTGATGAATACTCCAAACCTTGAGGACCCTGAGAGTGTGTCCGCTCACTTTACCAAGATGGGCAAGCCAGCCACACCGGAGGAGTATGCCGTACCGGAGATTGAGGGCTTTGAGTTACCCAACCCTGGCGAGGCAAAGTCCCAGGCACACGCACTTAACATGACACAAGTTCAGTTTACCGAGTATGTGACCACGCAAGCCCGCGCTATGCAGACCAGCATTGAGATGCTTCAGGGTCAGTATGATGAGCAGGCTGGCATAATTGATGGTGAGTGGGGTGCTGCTAAAGGGCAAAACCGTGATGCTGTCGGCAAGTTCCTGAAAGAGAATAAGTTGTGCCCACCTGAGATGGTTGAGGCGTTTGACAAGGGACACCTGCCTGCAAACATGATGAGGTTCTTGTTGAGCCTGTCTGATCTGGGTGCTGAGGGCTCTACATTCCAGGCACAAGGCACTGGTGCAGATATCATTCCAATGCCGGATGAGGCTATGTCTCAGCTGATTGAGGTTGAGAACAGGCTGTTTAGCCCTGGTATGCGCCCGGGCAACCCTGAATACCCACTACTGGTAGCAAGGCGCACCAAACTGATGACACAGGCATACCCTGACTCACCGCTTGACACAGCCGATATCAGGGCGTAAATTCAGCATATCAGTGGTCGGATTGCCCGCAAGGGTCCCTTGTAACACCACACACTGACATGGGCAAGTCAGTCTAAAAGGCCAAGCACACGAGTCCGTATGTACGGGTTGCTCCTAGCGTTAATTTTTATTAACTGACTATAGGAGTGACCTAATCATGGGCGCATCCGTTTCAAATGTTTATGTACAGACGTATGAGCGTACTGTACGCCACCTTGCCCAGCAGGGCATTTCCCGTCTGCGTCCCTGGGTTCAGGAG